GGAACTACGCTAATTGCCAGCCAGAAAACGGGAAAAACTTGCTATGGGATGGAGCTGGATCCGAGATATTGCGATGTGATAATAAACCGATACGCGGAAATGGTCGGAATAGACCCGCAAACGATCTTTGACGGAAAGGCGCAGGATGAAGGATAAACCATTGACAGGTCAGCAACTTAAGTTCTGTAAATACCTTGCAGATGGAGACACACAAACAAGGGCGTACAGGCGAGCATACAAGGGATGCAAGAGCGATGAAAGCGCCGGAGTTTGCGCCGTTAAATTGCTAGGAAATGCTAAAGTATCGCAGAAGGTCAAGGACTTACAGAAAGCAAGCGAGGCTAGGGACGTGCTTACAAGGCAGGAAAAACGCAAGTTTTTGGCCGATGTATTGCGCGTGAATGTCGATGATTTGAGCGATGAGAAATACAGGCATCTAATCCAGGAGCGAACAAGGACGGTAACCTCAAGCGGAGGCAAAAAAGAAACTTTAAAAATGCCTAGTAAACTTGATGCTATAAAAGAGGACAATAAAATGGCTGGTGATTATGAGCCTGAGAAAATAGAGGTCGACTTGACGGAACGGAAAGAGACTCCGTTCATGTTTACACGGCGCAAAATTAAAGAGCAACGAGAAGCAGAAGCGGAGGACGCAGAAGGATCATGAAAAAGATAAAACTACCGCACAAGCACCCCCGGGCGATACACAATAGGCAATGCAAGAATGAGCTTAAGGCGTTTAATTCTATGAATACAGCGCAGCAAATTAATTTCCTTGGCAATATTAAGCATAAGTCGAACCAGGCTTGTGAGTATGACTTACATACCCCTGGCGGTCGTCTAGCGTTCTTTAAATTAATACAAGAGGCTAGGTTTGTAAGAGAAGAAACGGCCCGCGATATTAAAAGCATGACTAATGCTCAAAAGGTGCAGGTATGGGATGATATAAAGCGTAAAAGATGGTTTGGAAGGCTTAAAAAGCATGAAAAAGAATCTTACGAGCGGGCGCAAATACTCGCGCAGGCGGAGCAAATAATCGCTAATTCTAGCTAGTTTTTACCTTATTTAAATTATTTAATAATAATTACATTTAGTGCTTGCATTTCAAGCGTGATCGGGTAGGTTTATTGCATACTTAATTACATTAACTCAAACTATTAAATATTATGACAATTGAACTCACACCAATATATAGAAAAAGAACCGAGGAGAGCCTTGCAGATACAAAAAAACACCTAGCTAAAGAACTGTCTTACCGTTTAGACCTTCAAAAAGCCGACATGGTAGCATTTTATAAAGGCCACATTAAACGCCTCAATGAAGCTCTTGAAACTGGATTCCTGATAGTAAAAATATAACTATTTAAAACGCCTGCCCTTCGGGGTGGGCAAAAAATTAATTACATCAACTCAAAAAACTAAAAACTAATATGAAATCAATCACAATAATACTATTAATATTACTATCAGGGTGTGTAAACAACCAGCACTACCCTTATAATTATGGAAATGCTATACAGGCATACGGCAATGCATGGACTGAAGCTAGAGAGAAAAGGAAGCTAAGTAACCTGCAAAAAGAGCAATTGAAATATTACAAAACACAGAACGCTAACGCATATAGAAACTATTAAAACTATGAATACAGAAATACTAGAAGGGAGCGAAGGATGAGTGAGATATACACATACAATAGTATGAGCATTCTTTCTTTTGCGAAAAATGGTCAACCTATGAGCTACCCAGAGATAGCACCAGAGCTAAACTCACTCGAAGCCCGAGTCGCAGAGCTAGAGCTTTGCCTCAAAGAGGCTGTTGCGTTAATAGATGACGATGACTATATACCTGACTCATTTACTACGCAGCCTTGGCGAGAAGCATTAAAGAAAGGCGAAGCATGAGTGACTTTCAATGTTTCTGGGTATGTATATCAATAATTATTTCTATATTTTGTATATGTTATGCGTTTTGCCATATATGGGATTGTAAAACCTATATTAAACAAGAGGAGGTGGACGATGAGTGAAGAAGCAGTAACATTAAGTAATGCCTTAGTAGGGTTTCGCATAGCTATGAGATCACCTAGTATGGGCGGGCATCAAAAAGACATTGAGCGTTTATTGGATGTATTAGACCGAAAAGAAGTCAGAGAATCTATAATCACTTTGGGAGCCCGAGTCAAGGAGCTGGAGGAGGAGAATAGACGCATACTAAACCTAATAAACACATGGGCTAGTGCAAATACAGACAGCGAATCAGAGAAATTAGCAGAGAGTAAACTCATAGATGAGGTTATAGAAATGCCTAATATGTATGCAGGGGAAGGCGAGGAGGCAGCGGATGAGTAAGATAAAAAGATACGAACCAGAAGCCCATTCCTACAGCGGTGCTCATGCTACTATGGAAGTCGAGGATGAAGGTGATTGGGTGTCTTACGCTGACCATATCCACCAGATAAAAGCCCGAGTCGCAGAGCTGGAGGCTGATAGAGCGTATCTAATACAAATGGTGATAGATACCGATACTATGTATGCTGACGATGAAGTATGCCCATTATCACTAAGAGCCGAGGTTGAGGAAAGCCTACTAGATAACTTGAAAGCATTAAGGTTAAGAAAGGTAAACGATGAATGAAGCTTAACCCACTAGAGTTCGATAGGGATTTCCGCCTATTATGGGAGACTGAAAACCGTTATATTATATGTTCGGCAGGTAGGGGCACGGGTAAGTCATTTGTTGTAAATACGTTTTTGACGGAATTATCATACGAGAAAGATCAAAAAATCCTTTTTACCCGCTGGACTATGAAGAGCGCTAGTCTTTCTATTATTCCTGAGTTTTTGGAAAAAATAGTAATGATAGATGAGTCTGGTAAGATACCAGGAGCGCAAGGCCATTTTAGGCACGTAACAAGTGAAGACACTATATACAATTTACAGTCTGGATCTAGTATCTTGTTTAGGGGTATGAAAACCAGCTCAGGCAATCAAACAGCAGCGCTTAAGTCAATTAATGCTATCACAACATGGGTAATAGAGGAGGGCGAGGAGCTAATTGATGAGGATATTTTTGACACGATAGACAATTCTATCCGTAAGGCTGGAGCGCACTTGAGGGTTATTATAATATGGAACCCTACGAATAAAAAACACTGGATATGGAAAACATTCTTTAAGCATAATAATGTTAATTACAATTTTACTGGCGAGAAAAACGGCGTTACATTCATGTATAGCCACTATGAGAACAACGCGCATAATCTAAATAGCACTTTTATTGATAAGGCTAACAAAATGAAGGCGATGAATCCTAAGAGATTTAGAAATATCTATCTCGGGGAGCCTAGCGATGATGTTGAGTTTGCCTTATGGAAACAGGACACCATGATAGATCCATTCAGGATAACCCTTGATGAGCTTCCAGATTTGAGGCGAATAGTGGTAGGGCTAGACCCTAATGTCAGTGATTCAAAGGACGCTGACGACGCTGGAATAGTTGTCGTTGCGGAAGATTTTAGGACTCCACCGCATTACTACGTATTAAAGGATGCATCAGGTAATCACTCCCCACTGGAATGGGCACAAATCTCTATTGGTCTTTGTAATCAGTTTGAGGCTGATGCTATTGTCGCAGAGGTTAATAATGGCGGTGACTTGGTTGTAATGACGATTAAGGGGGTTGCGAGTGGATCGGCTGATCTTGTTAATGTTAAAAAAGTAAGGGCATCAAGGGGCAAGATAACAAGAGCGGAGCCAGTAAGTGCATTATACGAAGAGGGGCGCGTTCATCATGTCGGAGTATTTGAAGATTTAGAAGACGAAATGACGACATACACAGGATTGGCGAATGAGCCTTCACCCGGTCGATATGATGCTATGGTATGGGGTATTACTGACCTTTCAGGATGCGATGTAGGCGACCCAGGAATCAGGCAATTATAAACGATTGCAAAAATCTCAAAATACTTTTTAATAATGCAAAATTATGGGAATCAGACAAAGCATAGCAAATTTATTTCAAGAGAAATCGAATCCGGTCTATAAGATATTTTCTCAAGGCCAAAGAGGACAACCCCAGTTTACTAATCCAGACACTAAGCTACTTGCAGAAGAATCATACCTTAAAAATGATATTGCTTACTCTTCTATCGAGCTGTTTTCAAAGAACTTTTCACAAATAGAGTTTAAGCTATTCGAGAAGGTTGGTAAGGATAAGAGGCAGGTTGAAGACCATGAGCTATTGACCTTATTGGAAAACCCTAATCCAAAGCAGGGCAAGGGTGAGTTTTTAGAATCATTATGCGCGTTCAGGTTGCTTTCTGGAAACCCATATATTCACGCAAACACGGGGCCGGATGACATTAGCGATAATTACGACGAAAAACCATCTGAGTTATGGTTATTGAGGCCAGATCGCATGAAAATTATACCTGGCGAGGATGATATTGCCGGATATGAGTACACTTTAAACACAAAACAGCTTTTCGGAGTAGATCAATTCACGGGAAAATCAAATATTCTCCATTGGAAAACCTTTCATCCTCTGGATGACTATTACGGTATGTCACCAGTTCAGGCAGGCGGGCGAAGTATAGATATATATAACGAATCGCAAATCTGGAATATGAATTTCTTTAAAAACGGAACACGGCCCAGCGGTGCTCTTGTTTATGCTCCAAAGGAAGGGAACGGAAAGCTTTCACCGGATCAATTTGATTCTCTTAAAAAGCAATTAGATGAAAGTTATGTCGGATCCGCTAATAGTGGAAAGCCATTATTGCTTGACGGTGGAATGGATTGGAGGGCCTTCTCAATGTCCCCTAAAGATGTTGATTTTATCAACGGCAAGAATACTACTGCCCGTGACATAGCGCGTGTATTTGGCGTGCCCCCTATGCTTTTGAGTATTGCAGGTGATAACACTTATTCCAATATGGAAAATGCCAAATTAGGGCTATGGGAGGAATCTATAGTACCCTGGGGAAAAGCTTTAACAGATCAACTTAATTACTGGCTAACTCCTAGATATGGTGAAAATTTAACGCTTGAATTATGCCTTGATAATATCAGCGCGTTAGAACCGCGCAGGCGCGAGAAGTGGGAGAGAGCGGAAAAAGCTACATTTTTATCTACGAATGAAAAACGCAGGATGGTTGGTTTTGATGATGTAGAGGACGGAGATCAGGTATTAGTTTCCTCTGCTGTTGTACCTCTTTCGTTTAATAATTTTTCTATAGATGATACTGGAGCCGTTAAGATGGCCGAGATAATAAAGGAAATGCCTTATACGCTTACTTCAAAGGCTACAGCTAAAGAAGCTAGGAGAGAGCAGCTTATTCAGGAACGCTTGATGGTAATGTTTGAGAAAGGATTTTCGCGTGAAATGTTTAAATTATTAGATCAAACATCAAAGCAGGTTGT